TTAGATAGATTTTAGTGCTTGCTCATAAAATGACGTCGCTTTTTTAGCGTTCTCTTTTGATAAGTGACTGTATGTGTCCATAGTCATTGAGAGAGTGGAATGGCCTAGACGATGCTGCAGCTCTTTATAAGGTATACCCGAATTAAGAAGCAAACTGGCATGAGTATGTCGGAAGCCGTGGAAACCTATATTATTTACCCCTGCTTTTTTAAAATGTGACTTAAGTCGTCCCGATACTGCTTTATAACTTGGATAGGCTTTGATGAAATCGGAAAATACCATTGTTTCAGTCCTACCTAGTTTCCAAGCCTCTTGAGTTTGCTTGCGTTGGTATCTTTTCAGCGTGGTTGTGGTTTGCTGATCTATGTCGATATCTCGGTAACCTGCTTTTGATTTTGGACTGTTTAACTCCATTTCACAGTTTAAAGTCTTTGTGATATGCACAACCGAGTTATCAAGGTCAATATCAGACCATGAGAGAGCTAAAGCCTCGTTAATACGGCAACCAGTGGCAAGTAAGAACTTATATAGCGTGATATCATAATAAGTTTTATATTTAGAGTTGTCTAAACTATCAAGGTAGGTAAGAAATTGTTTAAGCTCGTCATTATTGAAATGCTTAACTTTGGCTTTCTTATCCTTTTGAGTGTTTCGAGGTAAAACAACATTGTTAGCTGGGTTAGTGGGAATAACTTGTAAAATCACTCCATACTGTAATATACGTTTATTAAGGGTGTGAATTTTGCCGTAATGAAGATAAGCGCCAACTTCACCAGTATTTGTACTGTTTGCCAGCTTATTCATAGTGGACTGAATGAGTGGGGTTGTCAGCTTATCTAATTTAAATCCACCAAACAACGGTAAAACATGGGTGTTTAAGAGCCCTTTTTGTGTCTTTCTTGTGTTAGCTTTAACTGTATTCTTATAGTTATCCCACCATGAGGAAGCTAATTCCTCGTATGTTTCTATTGTTACTTCTTTGTAGCGTGTTGATCCATTAGCTTTAAAATCAAATTGCGCTTGCTGGGCTTTGGTTTTGAGTTCTTTCTTTGTCCTGGCAGTGACTTTAGTTGTTACTTTCTTGCCAGTGACTGCATCAACGCCAAGATATACATTAGCACGATAGACGGTTGACCCGTCTTTTTTCTTTATCTCGTTAATCTTCATAATAATAAACCTTTCTAAACATCAGCAGGCAAGCCGTAATAAGGTTTTTAGAGTGGTTTATTACTGTGGTAGTTTTGTAGTGATGGTATGCCAATTATTAGGAAAACCGAGCGTACTCAGAATAGTATTTGTATGGATTGGGTACCCTCTTTTTGAAAGGTATTTGTCCAGATAAGAAAGGCGTTTCAATACCGTATTATGTAAAATTGCATATTGTGTTTTACTTAAAAAACATTGTAAGGTTAAGAATGTATTATATACATCACTTCTGGGGGAGGCAGGGAGAATGTTGTAACGATCATGTAAAGTTGGAAAATAGACAAGGTTATTTTTACATTTGAAATCTAAAAGTCGTGAATCATGGGCACAAATATTACGAATTTCAAAAATGTTTTCAATAAAGGACAAGAGTTCATCTCCAGTAAAAAATGATTGTATTGGCATTTTTTCGGAAATAAAGGTGTAATGACGTTTGGCAATTGTATTTTGAATTGCTGGCAGATATTTAATTACAAGTTTTAGCTCTCCAAATGTAAGATATTCCACCATAACCCAGAAGGGAATCCCGCCATGATTTCTTTGATGGTTCTTTATCGGGTTGTTTCTGGGTTGGCTATTATATTTTGAAATGATTTTTTGAAATCTGTCTACTAAATATGTAACATCTCGACTTTGTCTTCTATTGTTGGAGTTGTAAGTATAGAAGTTCGCGTCTAAATAACCCGTAGGATCTTGCTGATAATTTTCTGCTAATGTATAAGCAGTTATTGATTTTAGATGTTTTTCAGCTTCCAAAATAGCCTTTAAGAAAGTAAACTTAAGCTCTCTATCAAGAAAATACAACATGGAAATATCATCGAAGGTAGTACCTGGGTAATACCTATTTGTTGTTTGCCAAAAATATCGACTATAGCCATTGATAATTGAATAGTAATTATTGGTCATTAAATAAAGTTTATTCTTTTTGTAATCCGTTAACTTAAGTCCTCTATTTTGTAAAATATTTAGTTGTTCATGTACGTTTTTGAATGGACGACGCAAAAAAAGACACCTCCTTATATTGGAGATGCCTTCCGCAATCGGGACCCGTAGGTTTTTCCGAAAGCTATTCCTTAAGTATCTCCATTGTAAAATATTTTTATGTTTTCGTCAATATTTTTTTATTTATTTTATAAAAATTTATGTTAATTCAATTTCTTCCCCGTGTGGTTCGTGGATGACTTATTGAACTCCGAGCGAACAAAGAATGAAGTTCGAGTGAAGCTTGAGAAAGCATGCGCTTCAGGATTGTTGAACATTGTGGCGCGTGGGTTTAGAACAGACCGCTGAGGGTGGATAAATCCAAATCCTCTATCGTTGGTGAAAATGGCGGAACTTCAAAAGTTTCAAATAGTTTTTCTTTTACTTCTTCAACTAATTCATTTTGAAATTGAACAGGCATTTTATCAAAAATACTCGTTTCTGACGGTGAATTGTCGAGAACAATACTATCTAAATATCCATCGTTAAATGGAATACCTGGTTTATATTCTTCTATGTAATTAAATCTATACTCAAGAATTTTTTTTATATTTTTACCTCTAGTAAATTCAATTAATAGAAAAGCAGGTTCTTTAAAGCCTGGTATTGCCTTCCATCTCTCTTTTACTTCCGCTAGAGAATCAAAATTAATAAAACCACACTGTACCTTTACATCATAAGGCCAAAAATCAAAAAATTCTGAAGGGCTAACCTCTAGATAATTACAAATTTTATCAATGGTTTGTAAGCTTATTTTATCTGTATTATTATTTGAAATTTTTGAAATGGTAGAGCGTGCTATACCAGTGTCATTAAATAATTGAGTTGCCGAGATACCTCTATCAATCATCAATTTAGCTAAATTATTACGAAGCATAAGAAAATTCCTCCTTGAAAATATTTTAGCCTATGCGCTAAAATTTCTCAAGTTTTTTTATTATTTTACTTGACACGATAAAAATATAGTGTATAATCAGAGATATAATTTTAGCGTTAGCGCTTCAATTTTTCTAAAAAATACAAAAAAGGAGGGTTGGGGATATGAAAAATAATTTTCGTGTTCTTTTAGCGAAACAACGAAAAAAGGTTTCAGACGTACACAAGGCGACAAGTATCGCAAAAAGCACTTTGACAGCTTTGTACTACGAGCGTACTAAGCGCCCAGATATTGAAACCTTGCTAAAGATTGCTAACTATTTAGGTGTTTCTATTGATGAACTACTAACACCAGAAGATTAAGAAAGGCAGGCAAGCAATGACACTAGACCTAGACAACATGACACAAGCAGAATTTGATGAAGTAATGACTGAAATCAAGGAGGAACGCCCCAACCTCTTTCAGTTTATTGCTGATTTTGTAGACCGAAAAGTAAGCACCGAGGAGGTAGACGAATACCTGAAGATGAAACGTGAAAAACAAGTGGAATTTATCAAGAATTATCAAGCGAGGGCATAAAAAGTGGCTAACTTTCTAAAAGTTACCATTGATGAACTTTTGAACGTGGAAGAATAAGAGCAACAAAAAAAGCCTACGAGAGCGACCAAACTAACGAGGCTTTTAACAACAATAACTAAAAAGAAATTACAGCAGGCAAGCCGTAATAAGGTTTTTAGTATCTGTATTTTGATACCTCAATTATATCATAGATTGCTGGTATCGTGTACCCCTACTTAGAGGCCACCTCTTAAAAATGGATAAAGCGAACTTCCAAATTCTGCGACGTCGCAGAATTTAGGCCCACTTAGAGGCCATCTCTTAAAAATGGATAAAGCATCACAGAAAAAATCTATAACCAGTAAAAAAATGAATTGAGGTAATAACATGACAAAGAAAACAGAAAATACGATAACAGTCGCACAAAGTAACAAGCTAGGTCTTGAATTGCATGACATCAAGACTGGGATGCAAGGCCTACGCAACCAAGCTAATCTCTTTATGATTGCGAAAAATACTGGAGCAGATAACGGGGTGTTACGCCATGAAATGGATAAGTTTTTAGAACATATCTATGACATGGTAGAAATTTATTCCCGTGACCTAGACAAAATTGCTTTTTATCTGCTCGAGTGTGACAATCCTGGAGAATTGCGAGCATACGAGGCAGAGGAAAGAGGAGAGTAAAACCATGGCCACAGAATTAAATTTATCTGCTACCCAGTTTATTATCCTAGTCATCGTTTTAACGCTAGCTCTTGCTGCTTTATGGCTCAAGAAAAGCTATTTTCAGCTTGATATAGAGCCTAAAACTGATACCGTGACAGATAATAACACTACGCACAAAGAATGTACTCACTACGGGGCTTATATTCAAGCTCAAGGCAATTATTACAATTAAGGAGAATAACCATGACATTCAAATTTTTCAGCGACAATGCTAAATCATTCACTTTCAAATATGACTTTGAAACTATGGATCATGCCAATGTATCATCTACTGCTATCCTTGGTTATATGGTCGGAACGTATGAACAACAGCCAACAGAGATCACAATCGGCGGGAACGAGGCTAACAACACCTTTACAATGGTTGTTAAGTATGTGGAAGATGAAGACCTTACAAAGGTGTTTAACCGTATTTGTAAGAGCTTTGAGAGCTATTCAAAGGGTTATGATGAGGAAGCCTAAACGTGCATCACAACAAATAGAAAGGATAATTATTGAATGAGAAAAACAATCCCAAACACTCATAAAAGAATTTTGGCCAGTATTCCCGTAGGAGCTGATAGCCGTTCTGTTACTGGAAAAGAGCTTGCAGCAACCCACAGAATGGATCGCAGAACAATTCAAGCAATCATTAGGCGCTTAATTGTTGAATATGGTGTCCCTATTTGTGCCAGTCGTGATATTAACGGGGGCTACTTTATCCCTGCTAATGATACGGAACGCCTGGAGGGTATCAGAGCGCTTAAAAGCCAACTAACCGAGGAAGAAAAGCGAGTAAGTGCCTTGCTTGAGGCTGACTTAACCGAGTATAAAGAGCTGCTAAGGGGGTGATGATATGCATATTCTAAGTGAAGAATTTGAAGACAAACTACTTAGAGTCATTGACAATCGTTTTGAAGACTTTATTAAAGCTACTTCCAAGCACGATAACAAACGGTTAGATCTAATATCTTCCCAGGAAGTAATGAACGAACTAGGGGTAGGCTATAACACCTTAAAACGTTGGGAAAAAGCTGGCCTTAAACGCTATCAAGCCCCAGTAGAGGGAACTCGCAAAGTGTACTATCTTAGAAGTCACATCTATGCATTTTTGGGGGTGGAAAATGGCTAAGACTAAAACGAAGACTAAAGTTTATTTTTGGCTCAAATTTGATAAAAAGTTCTTTGATAACTTATTTATTAAACGTCTAAAAAGTGTAAATGGCGGTTATGCTATGACCGTGATCTATATTAGGCTCATGCTTGAAAGCCTAGAAACTGATTGCATCTTGTATTATGAGGGATACTTTGACAGTTTAATTCAAGAGTTAGCGCTTAAGTTGGACGTTAGCGAGGATGATATTAGCATGACAATTTCTTACTTTACAAATTGCGGTCTCATCCAAATTGACACAGACGGAAATGCTAAGTTTCCACAAGCTGAAGCCTTACTTGAACAAGAAACAAACTGGGCACAATATAAGCGAAAAGATCGTAAAGTTGGACAAATTCCAACCAATTTGGACAATGTCCAACGAGTGTCCAACCAGTGTCCAACAGAGAAAGAGATAGAGAAAGAGATAGAGTTAGAAAAAGAGGTAGAGGTAGAAGAAAAAACCGCCACTACCACCGCCCCTATTTTTAACCAAGAGTTCATCAATCTCTATCAGAGTTTTGAACAAGAAAGCGGGCGACCTTTATCAGCTATCCAACAACAAGAACTAGGCTATATGCTAGATGAGTTTAACGCTGACTTGATCTATGAGGCACTAAAAGAAGCTGTCAACCAAGGCAAGGTAAACTTTGCATATATCAAGGCCATTCTTACACGCTGGAAGCAAGATAACTTACTAACCGTTGACTTAGTTCGCAACTCAAAAGCGAACCGCAACAAAAAGGCAGAGGAAGATACGATTACAAGTAGCCTCCCACCGATGCCATTTTAAAGGGGGTATCTATGACTGAAGAAACAGAAACGGCTATTGAAAAGCCTAATTATCTTAAAATGGCTAAAAGAGTAGTGACACTGGATGAAGTTTGTCCAGTCCACAAAGTGCATTATCTGCAGCTTAATAAAGCGGTTTTAATTGCAGGCGAGAATAAACCTCGACAGCCAAAGCCTTATTGTCCCGTTTGTGTCAAAGAGGGTATTTCTCAAAAAGAACTGTCCGAGATTGAGAAAAGCCAAAATCAAGGCTTATATCTCAAAACTTATAACATCCTCGAAAGTAAAAGCACTGTTCCAAAGGAGCTGAAATCAGCAACCTTTGATAACTTTATCGCTGAAACCCCAGAGGAAAACCAACTCTTAGATTTTGCTAAGGGGCAAGCCCGAAAGTATCTTGACGGCATGGTAGGAAATACGCTTATAACGGGCGGTACTGGGGTAGGAAAGAGCCACCTATCTTATGCTATGGCCAAAGCAATTAACGAGGGCTATCGGGCTAAGAATGAGCCTAAGAGTGTCTTGTTTATCAGCCTTACCGAAATCATCAAGGAAATCAAAAACGGTTGGAATTATGGCCGCCATGCTAGCTTAACAGAGCATGAGGCGTTAAAACTTATGACAAGCGTTGATTATCTGATACTGGATGACCTAGGCGCAAAGAACGCTGAAATTAAGCCCAAAGGCGACTGGGAGCAAGATTTTCTGTTTGATATTCTCAATAACCGAGATACTACGATCATCAACACTAATTTAAGCGGTGATGAACTTAGAAAGGTTTATAACGAGCGCAATACAAGCAGAATTTTGAAAGGTCTTGACGGTAATTCATTCAAGGTCTTTGGCATCAAGGATAAGCGCTATAACATTAGCGCCTTGAAACAAAAGAGCTAGAAAGAGAGGTGCTTAAATGGCCTTTACTTTCTCGAAAGAGCTCACTGACTACTATCAAGCAGATACTGCCGCTACTGCTATTCATGGCTTTATAACGGGCTTGTATGAGCAACCAATGATTAGTATCACTTTAAAAAACAGTACCCCAAGATCTAAAAAGTATATGCTAAGCGTTGAATATGAGGCAAAACAAAGCCTTGACAACGCTTTTGAGCGTATATGTAATGGCGTTAAAGATTTTAATAAGGCCAGAGCATTAAGCGCTGAGCTTGATAAACGACAAACTATAAACAATGCTAAAAGTGTGCTTAATGTTTATAGACGTATGGAAAGGATGGCAGGCAGCCCCTACGATCCTAACGCAAATAGAACAAGTAATAACGCCTTAAACATCGATATTTCAGCTCTTGAAAATACTCGACAAAACAGAAAATTCATTGCTGAGCTAGAAAGAGACTGCATGAGAGAGGCAATCGAAAAAATTCAACCCCAGAAACTAAAGACAATCTTAGTTGAAAAATACTGCATACCAGTCAAGAAAAGTAACATAGAACTCTATTACGACTTAGGGCGTTCTGAAAGTGCCTTTTATCGTGATCTTGATGATGCACTACTGAAGTTTGCAGCAATCTACAAAAACGGCAAACTATTAGCTTTTCTATAAACAAGAAAGAGGTTTAAAAAATATGGAAAATATCGAAGAATTAGTGTCGAAAGGTTATGTAATTTACCAAAAAGATGGTAAAATAGAAATTGAGCAACCGCCAAGATTTGGTAAGATTACCCTAAATTACCAAGACGGCAAGTTTACCTTTCTAGAGAAGTTAGAGACTAAACGATAAGTCTATCGGAAAAACCGAGGACACTTTGAAGCTAGTATGCTTTTTAGTGCCCTTGGTTTTTTCGTTCTCTAGAAGAAAATACGAAAGGAATTTTATATTATGACATTGGAAACAATCAAGCAGGGGCTTGAGAAAGCTTCAGACATCTACAGCGCCATTGACGAGGCCTATCAGTTTGTACTCGATAAGAAAAAGGACATCGAGACATTGACGGCTGAGAATGACGAGCGCCCAGACTTTAAAAAGGGTATGCAGCTTAAGGAAGCTAAAACAGATTTGTTACTAGCTGAAAGCTACCTTGTCACCACTGCACGTAACAAGCAGATTGAAATTAAGCGTAGCCTACCAACTAACGAGGTCAGCTACTACTTACACAACTCTATCCAAACTGACACCGAGTTAACCAAACGTAAGGAAGTTATCCAGTCGCTTATTGCACAACTCAAGGACGAAATCAAGAGCTACAATGAAATCGAGGATGAACGCAAAGCCCACTACATCGATGAAGTGCGACAAACTGGCTTTAGTGAGTTTGTTAAGAAAGCAAACACTAACCCTTACTGGGGTATGGGCTTATCAGATCCAACAGACTATTTCATGGCAGAGGCTGGAAATAAACTCTACTGCCCACACCAACTAGACGAAATCATTAAATAAGGAGCGACAACATGAACCAAGATAAAACCAAAGAAATGCTCGAGCTTGAAAACAAACACTTAAAATCACAAATTGAAATCTATAAAGACTTTGTGGACTCTATCGAAGAAGAAAGCAAAGCGCAAGCACGACACAAAGAAGACAAGTTTGCTGCAGCTCGTATCGTTAAATAACTTTATAAATCACAGTAAACACTGAAAGCGCCTAGTTTAATCTAAGCGCTTTTTACTGAGATAAACTGGAGGATAAATCATGGAACTAATGGAAATCAACGAGAAAGAGACAATCAAGAACGCTAAAAAGAAGTTGCGTGAATACCCACGTTGGCGAGAGGTTGCGCGTGATAGTGCTGAGCAGCGTATAACTGCTAATTACACCTTTGAGCCACGTTCTAAGAGCAATCATCACAGCAATATCGTTGAAACATTGGCAGTAAGACGAATAGATGCCATGAACGAGCTGGAAGCTATCGAGGAAGCACACAGAAATATCATTGATGAACGTTATAGAGTTATTATCTATCGTCGCTTTTTACAATCCCCACCAGCACCAAACTGGGTTATTGGTCAAGAATTAGGCTATGCAAGAACAAAATTTCAAGAGCTGGTTAACGAAGCTTGTCTAGCTTTTGCTGAAAGTTATCGAAATGGTGAACTGGTTAAGTTACTTGAATAGTTGGGTTTTCCCCTATATAGGGAGGTGGAAAGGTGATAGAAATTAAATTAAAGGCGTTTATAGACGTTCTCAAAGCTAATAACCTCACTAAGTCTAAGCTGTTACACGGCCAAACTAGGGTAATTCTAGACCTCGATAGCTTATTTATGATTTATGACGGTCAAGAAATCGACATCAAGCAGCAACCGATGAACTATGGAGGCTATCGCTATTATTTGCATTGTCCTAGTTGTGGAGAGCCCAGAACGTCGCTCTATTGGCGTAACAATAAGGCTATATCGTGCCGTATTTGCCTTGGTTTGCACGCTAGGACGTTAAACCGAAGTAAGACCGACTGTGTTTATTACTGGGAGCAGGCAGTTAAGGAAGCTCAAAAGATAGTACCTGGATATGAGGCAAAGGACTACTTAACACCCGATTTTCCCGATAAACCCAAACGGATGCACTGGAAAACCTATTACAAGCATCGAGCTAAGTATTATCAATACTGGCGCAAAGGTGAGGACTTATGGTTAAGTGGTATTAAACTATGATATGATCTTGATTTTTCTAGTTACTCTTTGTCATATATTGTAAAACGTTCTTATAACCCTCTAAAACGTCCGTACATCAATTTTAAGCAATATCTAGTATTTACCTTGAAAGACATCTAAGGCGGTTTATAAGACGAATTAGAGGGGGATTTGGCTATCTGCTACTTTATCCGATTATTCTCGAAATAAAAATATCTTTTTTTATGTTTTTTCAACCTTTTACGAATAGAATATAAAAGGAGGTTGTTTTAGAAAAAACTTTTTCTTCCGTTTTGTCCAACCGTTGGACAAACTTGTAAGCGAGGTAACAAAATGATAACTTATGATGAATTTAAAGAGGCTATAGACAACGGTTTTATTAAAGGTGATACTGTCCAGATTGTCCGAAAGAACGGTAAGATCCATGACTACGTTTTAGACGGTGAAAGAGTTGAGCCACACGAAACATTGAGTTTAGAAAAAGTATAG